CTAAAGAGATTGAAGGAGCTAAGAAGACATTATCTAGCTTCTCTTTCAAGCAGGAATATGAAGCATCCTTTGATAACGCTGGTACAGACCTATTCAAAGAACAATGGATTCACTACGGTGAAGAGCCTGATGATGGTGTATATTACATAGCAATTGACTTAGCTGGCTTTACTAACGTAAACTACAGCAGTGCTAGGCAGAAGAGATTAGATGAATCAGCAATCGCAGTAGTTAAGGTTACTGATGATGGTGTATGGTTTGTTAAAAAGATTGAGCATGGACGTTGGGATGTTAAGGACGCTGCAGCACGCATCCTAAAGAACATCAAGGAGTTTAAACCAATGGGTGTAGGGATGGAGCGAGGCACTGTTAGAAACGCTGTGTTGCCCTATCTAAGCGATCTGATGAGGTCTAACAACGTGTATGCCTCTATTCATGACTTAACTCATGGTGGTAAGCAAAAGACAGAGCGTGTGGTGTGGGCATTACAAGGACGGTTTGAGCATGGTAAGGTAATCCTGAATGAGGATGAAGACTGGAAAGAGTTCCAAGACCAGTTCCTGATGTTTCCTACCAACCAGGTGCATGATGACTTAATTGATGCTTTAAGCTACATAGATCAACTTGCTGTAACCTCGTACTTTGAGGATGACGATAACGAAGGTGTTGAACCTTTAGACTTTATATCAGGATACTAATGGACATTCGAGCTTTAGACAATTGCCCTATTGCACTGCAGAGTAACGCAGTCAATGTTAAAAATCACCTAGTAGCAATAGAAGACGCTAAGCTTGGACCTGCAGATCCTCTAGATAAGAACACTTCTTTCTGGCAAGAAAAAGCTGTATTGTGGGGTGTCTCTGAAGGAGACGCTCGTGGTCGTCTCTGTAACAACTGTGAGTATTATTTCGATACTCCTCAAATTAGAAACTGCGTAGCTGATGGTCCTGCTAAGGATCTTAAAGCTTCTGCATTACCTTTAATCCCACCTTGGGCTAATATCGAAGATCAACCTATTGGCTATTGCACTATGTGGGATATCACTTGTTCTCCAATCCGTACCTGTGATGAACAAGAAATCTATCAAAGAACAGACCCTATGGAAGAAGAGGACATGCAAGAACCCACTAATGTTTTTGATTCTTCTATCATTGAATACTCTGATTTAACTAAATCCTCATTGGAAGACTAAACATGGCAACTAAAAAGATGGATCAGTTTGAAGAAGCTCCAGTAACAGACGCAGATAAGGAAGTAGTTGAATTTGTTACAATGCACTGTAATGAGTGGAGAAACAACAGAGATGTTAACTACCTCAAGACTTGGGAAGAGTATGAGCGTATGTTCCGAGGTATTTGGGACTTAGCTGATCAGAGTCGTGATTCTGAGCGTAGTCGTTTAGTAACTCCTGCATTACAGCAAGCTATTGAAGCTAAGCAAGCTGAGATTTCTGAAGCAGTGTTTGGTCGTGGTGAGTTCTTTGATATTAAAGATGATCTTCAAGATCAAGATACAGCAGATATTGAGTTAGTCCGTCGTCAAATGCATGAAGACTTTACTTTCTCTAGAATTAAAAAGTCAATTGATGACATTATTCTTTTGGCTGAGATGTATGGCACTGGTATTGGTGAGTTGGTTATTGAAGAGCAGACAGTAATGTCCCCCGATACAATGCCTATCCCTGGTACTGGCATGGCAGCTATTGGTGTACAAGAGAAAAAGCAGTTCATGGTATCTTTGAATGCCATCAACCCACGTAACTTCCTCATTGACCCTAATGCTACTACAGTAGAAACATCCTTGGGTGTAGCTATTGAAGAGTACATGTCCTACTATACCATTATTCAAGGTATGGAAAAAGGCATCTACCGTAAAGTAAACGTAGTTCCTGGATACGGCAGTACTCGTCTAGAAGAAACACAAGAACCTGTGCCTTCTCGTGCTGATAAGATTCAAGTAATCCGTTATTATGGTTTGATTCCTCGTGATATGCTTGAGGGATTAGAAAAATCAGAAGCGAAGATACTTGAGTTATTCCCTGAAGATACTACTGCAGATGACTATTCTGACATGGTTGAAGCTGTAGTTGTTATTGCAGACAACCAATACCTCCTTAAAGCTGAAGCGTCTCCTTACATGATGAAGGATCGCCCTGTAGTTTCCTACCAAGCTGACTCTCTTCCTGGTCGTTTCTGGGGTCGTGGGACTGCTGAGAAGGGCTACAACATGCAGAAGGCTATCGATGCACAGATACGTAGCCACTTAGACTCACTAGCCCTTACAACAGCTCCTATGATGGCTATGGACGCTACTCGTTTGCCTCGTGGTGCTAAGTATGAAGTTAAACCAGGTAAAAACCTTTTGGTTAACGGTAATCCTAACGAGATCATGATGCCATTTAAATTTGGTACTACTGATCCTGCTAACTTCCAGACTGCTCAGAACTTTCAACAGATGCTCTTAGCTGCTACTGGTACACTCGACAGTTCTGCTATGCCAGGAATGGTAGCTGGTGGTGAAGCCTCTGGTGCTGGTTTGTCAATGGCTTTGTCAGGTTTGATGAAGAAGAATAAACGTGCCTTGATTAACTTTCAAGAAGACTTCTTACTGCCGTTTATTCGTAAAGCTGCGTGGAGATTTATGCAGTTTGATCCTGAGCGTTACCCAGTTAAAGACTTTAAGTTTGTTCCTTTGTCTACAATGGGAATGGTTGCTCGTGAGTATGAACAACAGCAAATGGTTGGCTTGATGCAGACTCTTGGACCTACAAGTCCTATTACTCCCGTGTTATTACAGGGTATTATCCAGTCTTCTAGTTTGTCTAACAGAGATACTATCATTTCCCAGTTACAGCAAATGAGTCAACCTGATCCAATGCAAGAGCAAATGCATCAATTACAGATGGCTACTGCACAAGCTATGCTACAGAAGACTCAGGCTGAAGCTACTTTGGCTATGGCTCAGGCTCAAAAAGCTGGAGCAGAAGCTCAAGTAGTTCCTGCTGAAGCACAAGCTAAGCTTATGGCTGCAGCGTCTAAGAATACTGCAGATCCTCTGGCTGATGAGTTTGAAAAGCGTATGAAACTAGCTGATAAGCTCATCAAGGTAGAGGATATTAAGTCCAATGAGCGTATTGCTGGTATGCAGATGCAAAGAAAAATGCAATAAAAGCTTGACTTTTGAGTAAAAGTATGTTATAATATTACCTATACTACCACACATTTACTCCCTTGTCAAGGAAAAAGTTAAATGAATAAAGAATTACAGACGTACTACGAGAATAGATTTGGAATGATGGCTACCCAAGGGTGGGCTGATCTGATTGAAGACGTAGAACTAATGATGAAGTCCACTGATACAGTTAGTGGAATAGAAACAACAGAACAACTCCACTTCAGGAAGGGCGAAATGTCCATCATGAATTGGATAAAGACTTTAAGAGAGTCAAGCAGTGAAATCTATGAACAACTTCAGGGTGAATCTGAAGATGCCTAGACGCTTGTTTGACTTTGAATGTAAGAATTCACATGGCACTGAAGCATTCGTCGATGTTGACACAAAAGAAATTCAGTGCAGTGAGTGTGACGAGATAGCAACTCGTATCATCTCCCCCACAGGGATCTATTTAGAACCATTTAGTGGGAATCATCCAGGGGCTTATGACCGTTGGACGAGGGTTAGAGCTGAGAAGCTGAAACTGGAGAAGAAAACAAATGCTGAACACGGTTCGTAAATGGCAGCTCTTGACCACCGAACTATTTTAATGTCCTAAAATCGCAATGCGACAGGAGTAATACATGGCTGAAATCATTGAAGTGCAAGAAGACTTAAGTAACGACGAAGTAATCCAACCAGTTACACAACAAGAACCTACTAATGAAGTAGACAACTCTAATCCCGTAACTACTGAAGTTCCAGAGAAGTATAAGGGTAAATCCTTAGATGAGATTGTGAAGATGCATCAGGAAGCTGAGAAGCTTATTGGTCGTCAAGCTCAGGAAGTTGGTGAAAGTCGGAAGTTACTAGACGAGTATATCAAGCAACAACTCAATACTACAAAGAACGACGTACAGCCTGTACAACAACAAGAGATTGATTGGTTTGAAGACCCTGCAAAAGCAGTAAATCAGGCAGTAGAGAATAATCCAGTTCTCAAACAGTTGAAAGAACAGCAAGCTGAACAACAGAAGCAAGCTGCCCTCCAGACTATTGAGAAGTCCCATCCTGATTTTATGGGTATTGCACAATCTGAGGACTTTGCCCAGTGGGTTCAAGGTTCAAAGATTAGATTGCAATTGTTTGCTCAGGCTAATAACTATGATGTAGATGCAGCGATGGAACTCTTAGGGAATTACAAGTCCATAAAGGGTATCCAAGAACAGAAGTCCCAAAAGGCTGATGATACGCTGAGAAAAGCAGATAGTGAAGCACGAACAAAAACACTCAAAGCTGCTGGAGTCCAACAAGGTGGCTCAGGGGAATTAAGCAAACCTGTTTATCGTCGTACCGATTTAATTCGTTTAAGAATGACTGACCCAGAGCGTTATAATAATATGCAGGATGATATTATGCAAGCTTACTCTGAAGGTCGAGTCAAATAACATTACAATTTTAGGAGATTTAAAATGGGTTTAGGCACATCACATCAAACCATTACTACTGCGGATAAGTTTATCCCAGAGATTTGGTCAGACGAAGTAGTAGCAACATACAAAAAGAATCTAGTTTTAGCTAACCTTATCAAGAAGATTTCTTTCAAAGGTAAAAAAGGCGACACACTACATATTCCAAAACCAGGTCGTGGCTCTGCTAATGCAAAGTCTGCATCTACACAAGTAACACTCAATACCGATACAGCAACAGAAGTTAACGTATTGATTAACCAACACTTCGAATATTCAATCTTGATCGAAGATATCGTTGAAGCTCAGGCTTTGGCTTCTATGCGTCAGTTCTATACTGATGACGCTGGCTATGCTTTGTCACGTCAAGTAGATACATCATTGATCAAGATTGGTCGTGAAGTTCAAGGTGGCGATGCTACTGCTGCTTATACTGGTGCTTTCATTGGTTCTAACGGTACAACTGCTTATGCTGCAGCTTCTAACAACGAAGCCGCTTTGACAGACGCAGCTATCCGTCGTTCAATCCAGCGTTTGGATGACAACGATGTACCAATGGATGGTCGTTTCTTGATCGTTCCACCTTCAACACGTAACACTTTAATGGGTATTGCTCGTTTCACTGAGCAAGCATTCGTTGGTGAAGCTGGTAGCCAGAACACAATCCGTAACGGTGAAATTGGTAACGTATATGGTGTTCCAGTATTCGTATCCAGCAACGCTGATACAACTTCTGGTTCAGGTGCTGCTCGTATTGCATTGCTAGGTCATCGTGACTTCGCTGTGTTAGCTGAGCAAATGGCTGTTCGTTCACAGACTCAGTACAAACAAGAGTACCTCGGTACATTGTTTACTGCAGATACACTCTACGGTGTTAAAGAGTTGCGTGATGGTTCTGCTGTAGCATTAGCTGTTCCAGCTTAAGTAGTTTGATTTACTCTGCCCTGGTAGAAACTGCTGGGGCAGTTTACTTAAGTGTTCTTTAATATAAATATCTGTATTAAAGAGTTCTTAAATAAACTGTAGGAGATACTGATGTCATTTTTTAAATGTAAACAAACTGGTAACGTAACTGAGTTCATACATGAGCACGATATTGTTGCCATGAAAACACATCCTGACTACGAAGAAGTACAAGAAGAAGTAAAACCAGTAACAAAATCTAAGAAAACTGTAGCACCTTCTGAGGAAGTTTAATGGCTATCTATCGTGGTGCAGGTGGTGCTGGCGACGCTACTGCAGACTCTTCTAGTGAAGCTTTATTAATTCGTCAGTTAGCTGTACAAGCACAAACAAGTGCGGATAACGCTTCTTCATCTGCAAGCGGTGCTTCAGGATCAGCTACCTCTGCTAGTACGTCTGCTACAAACGCAGCTACATCGGCAACTAACGCTAGTAACTCTGCTTCTACAGCAACTACTCAAGCTACTAACGCATCTAACAGTGCGTCTACAGCTACAACTAAAGCTTCTGAAGCATCTACTTCAGCTACCAATGCTGCTAGTTCAGCATCTTCAGCAAGTACTTCAGCTACTACAGCAACTACACAGGCTACTAATGCTTCCACTTCCGCATCTGGAGCAAGCACTTCAGCAACTAATGCATCCAACTCAGCCACTACAGCAAGCACTCAAGCAACAAACGCTGCAAGCAGTGCATCGGCTGCTTCCACTTCTGCAACCAATGCAGCAAGCTCAGCTACATCCGCATCAGGAAGTGCTTCTGGAGCAGCTACTTCAGCCACTAGTGCCAGCACTTCTGCAACTAATGCAGCAGCCAGCTCTACAAGTGCAACAAACTCAGCAAGCACAGCAACAACTCAAGCAGGTATAGCAACAACACAGGCTACTAACGCTGCTACGAGTGCCACCACAGCGTCTACACAAGCTAGTAATGCTAGTACCTCAGCTACTAACGCTGCATCTTCTGCAACCTCTGCAAGCGGCTCTGCGTCGACTGCCACTACACAAGCATCTAATGCCAGTACTTCAGCTAGTAATGCTGCTACTTCGGCAACTAACGCTGCCAATTCAGCAACAACTGCAGCATCGTACACACCAAGTCAAACAGGTAATGCAGGTAAATATTTAACAACTAATGGTACTAGTACTTCGTGGGGTACGGTAACAGGCGGTGTCACTTCTGTAACAGGTACTTCTCCAGTAGTGTCTTCAGGTGGCACAACTCCAGCTATTTCAATGCCAGCAGCTACTACGTCTGTTAGTGGCTATCTGACAAGCACTGACTGGAATACTTTTAATGGTAAACAAGCAGCAGGTTCTTATGTAACTGTTGGCGGAGCACTAGGTACTCCTTCTTCAGGTACGCTTACAAATGTTACTGGTTTACCTGTTGGTGGTATTACTGCTACTGGCACACCCTCATCAACTACTTATTTGCGTGGTGATGGTTCTTGGGCTTCAGTTTCAGCTACTTCTGCTAATAATTTATCTGGTGGTGCTTTAGGCTCTGTACCATATCAATTGCTTTCAGGCACAACAACTTTTTTATCTGGTAATACAACTACTACACCTCAGTTTATTACTTCTACTGGGGTGGCAGGTTTAGCTACTGCTCCCACCCTTACAGGTTCAACAGGTAGTGGAAATGTGGTATTGGCAACAAGTCCTACTTTAGTAACTCCAGCTTTAGGCACACCTTCTTCTGGAACTTTAACTAATTGTACTTTTCCAACACTAAATCAAAACACTACAGGCACATCATCTAATGTTACTGGAACAGTTGCTGTAGCCAATGGTGGTACAGGATCAACAGCATTAACTGCAAACAATGTTTTATTAGGTAATGGAACATCAGCATTACAAGTAGTTGCCCCAGGTACTTCAGGTAATGTGTTGACTTCTAATGGCACTACTTGGTCATCTTCTACTCCATCTGGAAGTGGTTTAGGAATAGGTCAAACTTGGCAAGATGTAAGTGGTAGTCGTTCATTAGGTACAACTTATACAAACTCAACTGGTAAACCAATAGCTGTTTCTTGGACTTCAACTTCTGGCTATAATCCGTCTGTAACTGTGGCTGGTGTAACTGTTGTTACAAGTGTCGCTTATTTAGTTTGTGCATTTTTTATTGTTCCTAATGGAGCGACTTATAGCATTGGAAGCTCTTACAGTTATGTATGGTGCGAATTGAGATAATTATGAAACTATTTAAAGATACTGAAAACAATGTTTTTGCTTATGAGCTTGATGGTTCACAAGATGAATTAATCGGTGATAAAGTTGCAATTACTCAAGAAGAAGCAGATGTAATTATTTCTTCTAAAATTATTCCCTTAACAGAAGAACAGCAAGCACAAATAACTGCAAAGGCTTCTGCACTTGCTAAACTAACTGCACTTGGCTTAACCCAAGATGAAGTTAAAGCTTTGATAAGATAAGATGACAGATTCCGTAGAACGTATAGCTGTCTTAGAGTCTGAAGTGGAAAAGCTACAAG